AATGAATGAAATGAATGGAATTATACATATATTATTTCGGGTTCCGATGCCGGTGCGGATGCCGGTGCGGATGCCGGTGCCGGTGCGGATGTCGGTGCGGATGCCGGTGCGGACGATTGTTCGCTCTTGTTAAAAAGCCGCTCTTTAAGTTCACGATTCTCGTCCTTTAATTGCGCAATTTCTTTATTACGTTCATCAAGGTCGGTCTGTAATTTCTGAAGAATCTGGACGATTTGTTGATTATTAAGTGTAACCGGCGCTTCGCCAGGTTGTTGTAGAATAATTTGCCCTCCTCCGCCTGCGGCCGCAGCATTCTCCGCCATCTTCGCACGCTCTTTCTCCAACTGTAAAGTCTGAGCGATGACATCCGGCTTCATTTCGGGACGACCCGGCGCATAATCTTCCAGAAGTTTCTCCAGTTCCACCATATAAAACTTGCGAAGAGCCGCGTCTTTTATAAAGTCCATCACCTTCTTGGGCGAATCGCGCACAACGTCTGGGTTCGCATTTACCAGCAACTTGCGTTTATCAAACGTATTGTGTTCGTGGGAAAATACAAGGATGACCTTCATCGGGTCCAGCTGAACGAAGGGAACTGTGTAATCTTTCAGGAACGCACGTTCTTCCGCCAGACACGCCTCATCATTATACCGATGATGCTTCAATAATTTCCGCTTGAACGCAAATGTGCCCGCCGTTGCGTGGTTTGGACCATAGGGCCCAAATCGCTTCATTTGCCCAATGTGTTTGAAATAAATGTAAATCTCGCTTGACCCCGCACATAATGCGTCTGGGTGGGTAATAAGCATATGGACGGCGTGAGATACGCGCTGGGGAGGATAATAGTCATCATCGTCCATATATACGAGAATTTCACCCCGCGACTTCTCGTGAAGCAGGTTGCGCTTCATTCCCAGTGTCATTTTCGTATCATATTTGAAATACTTAACACGAGGGTGTGATGCGACCAGATCTTCCACTGGATCGGTGCCGTCATCAATAATAATCCACTCCATACGGTCTTGTGGGTATTCCTGGTTATTGAAACACGCGAGCATTGCGGGAATAAAGGGGCGTCTATTAAATGTGGGGGTGCATACACTCACAAAGGGGTATTTTTTGAAATATTCTGGGGTTGACTTCTCTGGGCCGTTTGTCACGATAGCGCTGGCGCTGGCGCGTGCTTTTTTTCCATTACCCATCGTATAATACGGTATACTACGTTATACGATGAATTGTTTATATTGTTTCGCCTCGCGGAAGACGCTCCACCTCGCGCAAGCGCTTGGCTCCGCGCTCCGCTCGGCGAAGTATTCGTTACTCGGAACAGAACCGACGCAATGTGACACGGTATTTGGCACAGGCGCAGAGTAGCCGAACCGAAGGTGGAACTACGGAATGACGTGAAGTTACGCGCCCCAATTCTTTATTTTATCAAAAAAGTTCATAATACCCTGCCAATAGTGAGTGAGATACAGTGTCAGCAACATCAAAATGACGATGGCTGCGACATTGAGTTCCAGATACTCAAACGCATAAAACATCAGCGTCAAATTAAAGAAGAAGAATATAATCGGAACATACCGCGCATATAGTTCACGATATTGGTCCCAATGAAGGAGTGGATAAATAAAGAAAGTGCCGATGAATTGAATGAGTTGAACGATGTATGAAATAACAGGTATTATTCCGATACCAAATCCGGTAAATATAGACCATAATGTTCCACCAATGAATTCCTTACGATTGTCGGTTTGGTTGACAATCATTCCGATTACGGTGGTGAAAAAGGGGCCACCCATCAACATAAACCCCGCAAATAATAGAAATACAAATGGTATAAAAATAATCAGCAATGGCGATACAGTATCATATAATTCCTTCGGGATACTATACAATAATTTGGTGATGTATTCAAAAATATAGAGTAACATTGCGCGGTTTGATGAGAATGAAAATATGAAGGAATTGTTAATCCATTGTTTAAATCTCGCTTTAATAAACTCCCAGTTGAGTAGATTGACCTTCGTGACACCTTCATCTACACTGTCCTTAATCATGTCAATATCTTCCTTTGTCAAGCAGAACCACTTAAATACATATGTATCCAGGATAATTGCGGCTTTCAGGTAGATTTTTTTAGAGGACGAGAGTTTGGGGTCATCTGCGATTCCGCCGAACTTGTCTTCGCAATCCGCATCACACGACGTGTATTCATTCGTATAACAATACGGCCATTTATGGCGATCGGTGGGGAATAGTTTTTCTAGATTAAGACTGTTCATACGGATACTTTCGGGAGCACAGAAGAACATGATATTCACACAAATAACTGAAATAATAAGTGTTTCAATAAAGAGCGTTAACACACTCAGGCCGAATTCTTTAAGTGCGGCGATATCAAACATTGATTTCGGGGCTGCTTTCGTGGCGGCGGATTTCTTTTTTTTGGTGCCCTCGTCCTCCTCGTCCTTGTCCTTGTCCTTGTCCCCACCAAACATTCCACCGACTTTGCTAAAAGTGCTTTCTTCTTCTTCGCCGTCTTCGCCGTCTTCGGCGCCGGCGTCGTCTACATTTGTTTCTTCATTGTCGTTATCCGCCATCGTATATGTATTCGGGTTATATATATGATAGATTATTCATTCGACGTCGCTACGTAGTTTCACGTCGCTACGTAGTTTCACGTCGCTACGTAGCTCCTCCTCCGCGATGCGTCGGTTCCGCTACTCCTATCCGTGTTTCACGTCGCTACGTAGCTCCTCCTCCGCGATGCGTCGGTTCCGCTACTTCACTCCGCGCCTGTGCCAATACTGTGCCAATACTGTGCCAATACTGTGCTAAATACCGAACAACCCGGGGGCGTAAACCGCGGAGCGGAGTAGCGGAACTGAGCGCATCGCGCGAGGTGGAGCTGCGGAGCGACGTAAATAGAGATGAAATACTGAGTGGAGCTGCGGAGCAGACGAAACGATGTATTTCATCTCGCATACATCAACCCACAATTACCCGATACAAATGTCAGCACATTATACCGCTCTTCCAGTATATGAAGGTCATATGAATAAAGATAAATATTGACATTCGGCTTATTCATACCGATAATCTCTCGTGTATTCGGATTACAAATCACCTTTACTTCCGCCGCAGTATCCAACGGCGGATATATCGTCGTCAATTCCAGTTCAATCTGATTGAACTTACTCATATTGATAGCTCCACTTGGTTGTAAGTCAAATGGGTCCGAGTTCAAGCAGAAGTTGTAACAATATATCCCCGGTTTCGCACTTCCGCGAGTGCGTGTATATTTCTCCACGTAATTGTATACACCGGCATCGAGCAGATTCTCGCGGTATTTACCGTTCAGTGAAATACCCAACATCTGTAAAATGTCGCGCTCATTCTCCGACTGAAAATCGCCGGTAATATGAAGGCCAGTCAGGCGTTTATCGCCTGGATTAATACCAGGCCCAATTCCGTTCTTCGGCCCGTTCTTATCATAGTAGTATCGGTCGTTCGCGAAATTGGGGTGTTCTTTCCACGCAGTCGTCTGAATATCGCTCGCCGTGGTGACGACTTCACTAAACGATGTCGGACGCCAGTCATCATCAATCGGAGCGGGTATAATATCATATGGCAGATAATTGTAAGGCCAGTTTGTATAATTGCTCCACTCGTTCCGCAGGTTGACATCACTTCGCTGGAAGAACATCGTCCACGATGACACCATTCCCATTGAATTTTCAATCTTAACCTTCTTATTTCCCGTGACATCATTAAAGGTCCAATCATAATATGACTTAATCAGGTATTTCTGTTGGTTCGCCGCGAACACCTTGGACTCATCATCCGAGAGAAAACAGTAGGTCGCCATCAGGTGGACGTCCGCATTCCAGTCCGTGCGAATGCTCGGGTATGAATTCAGAGATAAATCAATACTGGGAGGCGGGTATAAAAATCGCCACATTTGGTGGAGGGGGTTCGTGAAGTCGGGTTGGACGACAGGCCAGTAATTGGCAGAGTCGCCTACATCACGAATGGTGAATAATTCCTTCACTGGGCGCAATGTGACGTCAATCTGGAGTTGGTTATATTGGAGACACACGAGGGGGAACGCCATTTTGGAGGAGAGCGTGAACCACGCGTTGATGGGGATGTATATCTTGCGCCCGCGAATAGAGGGTTCCGCGCCGGCGACATTGGTTGTGCGATAGGCATTCGGATACTGATTGAGGCGCGCGCCCGAACAACCTGGATTATATAATTCAGGAACGTGGCCGGTCATTTGATTGTATAGTTCTCGCTTGGTATTATCTAGGTCGCGCTCTACAATCGCCGCCAAATTGTGGCCGGTGAACCGCTGGAGAGTCATTCCACCGACGGAAATAACGATTTCTTTAATCATCTGAGTGCCGAGATTCTCAATCCACCGGAATTCATAAGGCGCCCACATATCGCCCACATTTGCCGGAGGATGAATCGGGCTCCATATAGAGGGCAGTGTCACGCAGACATACGTATCCATCAATAGTTCCGCATACCTCGGGACATAAAATGTGAACTTGGACTCCTCCGTCATTCGCAATTTCTTCTGGCCGTCAAAATCAATTCTAAACTTTTGAAGACCGAAATTCGTATACTTAAGATAGGTGCTTTTGAAAAATGATTTTTTGGGGTTGCCGTTGAGAATCACATTTTGGTTGCCGGTGGCGACGAGATTTAATAAACCGCCGGTCATTTAGTATTTGTATTCTATCTTTGTATTATATCTTTGTATTCTATCTTTGTATTATATATTTATATAAAAATCTGCCTGATATATAACAATAGACAATGAAAGAAAATCAAGTAGAATTCGTGTTTATAGGTGTCATTATATTAGTATTCGCAATATGGAAGATATCGGACCTCATTAAAGGGAGGTGTCGTCGTGGCGGGAGGATGGAAGGGTTTAAACAAGACGCCGATAAAAAGGAGGCGACAGCGCCGGCGACGGTGACAGTGACGGCGGCGCCGCCGGCGGACGATATTCTCTCGCAGGTAACGACACTCATTAAAAAAGGGAAGGGTGTTGAACCGTTTCTGTTTTCTTCCGATGTATTATCCACCGAGAATTTTACAGTAGATACGA